CTGTATATGTCCTGGTATATGTGGCATTAGTTGTTGACTCCAAATCTATTTAATTCATAACTAAATACTTCATCAAATACTACCATAAACAGAGGTTGTTTTGCTATAATCTCATATCCTTTCTCATACAATTTCATTCTAACTTCTTGTGCTTCATTAGAATCTGATGTAATTAACCAATTAACAGCATTTTGTTCATTAGGATAATTTTTAAAATCTTGTATTGTATCTATTACTGATTGCCTTGCATCTACATATTCTTTCATAGAAGTAGTAATATCAAACTCTGCCATTCTAGGGTCATCAACTGCTCTTACTAAGTAATCTACAAGCACACCATTATTTAATCTTTCTGGTAATTCACCACCTAATACTTTATTCATTTGCTCTGACTTACCAAAAGCCATTGGAAACCAGTTACCTAACTTTGCATCTATAACTGCATTTGCAGCTTGTATATTTTCTGGGGAATCTGTACCTGTAGCTATAAGACTTTGTAATTTGTCATCTTTTGCTGCTCTACCTACGAGTGATGCTAAATATCTTTGTACTTCTAAATACATTTCATCACCTGTTTTAGGAGTTATTAATCCCATGTATTTTACTGCTGTAAAACCACTGAAATCTATTTTACCTTCATCTATATTTCTTGAAAAATATGTAAGTACAGGACCATAGTCTTCGGCTAATTCTGGATGTGCATTTACAAACTCGTATTCTTTTGTAGTTCTAGGTACTCTACCTGCCTCTGATACTGTTTTACCTCTAACTTGTAAACCTGCAGATGTAAGTTGTTTGTTTATATCATACTTATCTAAACCTAATAACCTTACAACTTCTACTAATGCGTAATACTCACCTTGTTTTGGTCCAAGTATTGATGTCCACTGTTTTCTCATGTCTTGATAAAAACCATGTATTGCAGCTAACTCAACCATATTGTTGTATGCAATACCTGCTTCATATCCTTCTTTGTCATACCATTCATTAAAACTTTGTTCATTACCTTCTATCTTGTAAAGCACACTGAGTTTTGGTGCAAATGGACTAACAAATCTATCCCAAGTTTTTATTGCGTATAAGTTATCTCTGACTAATGCACCTATTTCTTGTAACTTATCTACATCATCTGCATACTCTGGATGTAACTGTGCTGCTATCTGCATAGCGTTTGTAGTAGAAGAAATCCATATATCCTCATCTACTCCTTCTAAACCGAATGAATCCCCCATAGAATTAAACCAATTCTTTGCAACTGATGGTATTGCCATATCTACTAACTCTGCAGGTAACTCTGTAAGTGATAATGGCTCATCACTAAAAGGTAACTGAAAACCTGCCATAATATTTTTTTCTACAAATCTTCTACCTGCAGGTTTGTTTCTAAGTAAAAAACCTAAAGGCATAGTCATACCATCACCTAATGATGGCAAGTAACCAACACCACCAACACCTAATGATTTAAGTGGGTAACCTTTTTTAATATATACTCTACTTTCCTCATCTGATACATCTTCTGTAGCTAATCCACCTAGTTCAGACTTAGTGTGTACTTGTAATGGTGTACCTGCTGTAGGCATAAACACATACAAATCACCGAATCTATCTTGTGTAATAACATTGTTTTCAATACCTCTTCTAACACCCTGACCTATTTGTACAGCAGCTTTAGGATTGTTTGCAGTAAGTAATAAATATCTACCCATATACTCACGATAGGCTTCAAAAAAAGCAAAAGAACTTCTGTATGCTTGTGCAAAATATCCTCTTTCAGTTAAGTTGTATAACAAGTTAGCGTTTGCTTCCATAGCTGCCTCTAATGCTCTTTGATGTATATCCATAGCACTCATGTTTCTAGTTATGTTTGCTCTAACATCATTCATATCTAGTAAAGTTGTGTAACTATATTCATCCATGTTTTGCATAATGCTGCTAGTTCTTGGATTAAAGACTTCTAAAGATTTATTTTTTCTATCAAAGATTCCTTTGATTAATGACTTTTCAAATATAGTATCTGCGACAAATGCTTTTTCTTCTATCTCTTTACCTTGCCTACTAGCTAAGTAATTTTTACCTCTAACTATAGGCTCATCACCTAATGCTTTTACTTGTTTTTCATTTAATAATTTTTTACCTTTAGTTCTAAGTAGGTTATATACAGCAGAGTTATTTATGACTTCGTATGTGTCATCTTGTTTAAACAAGGCTTCTATTATTTCATCACCTTTTTTTACTAAATAAGATTCTCCAAAACTTACTTGGTCTGCTGCTAATGCAAGATACTTAGCTTTACTATATGCTTGTACCCCTGCATCAACTCTTGTATCTTTTACACCTCTGTTAATTTTTACTGATACATCTAATACCCATTGACCTCTTGCTTCATCCCATTTACCACCTAGTACATGGTCAACTAATCTTAATTTATCTTGATTATCTCTAACGAACATAGTTACTGCATCTTTAGTTAAAGAATCTTTACCTGTAATAACAAGCTGTCTTGTTTTGTATGGCGATACATACAACATAGCTTCTTTACCCCAAGACTCTGGGTTTCCTAAATCTAAACTAAATCCATCTATGTTTGCTTGTGTAAACCTATATACCTCATCAATAAGTTCATCAGTAATATTTTGTTTTGAAACAGCTACATTTATTTTTTTACCTAATACTTTTTCTATAGTTTTTCTTCCTACATCAAATGTAAGTTCACCACTGTAATTGTTTTTCTGTGACTTACCTTTTGTAGATGCTTGAAACTTACTTCTAAGTTCAGTAAGATTTAGTTGTTTGTTAGATAACCCTAATATCTCTTCCAATCCATTTTTAGTTGCACCTGGTTTACTTAAATAATCTATTGCCTCTTTAATTATTATGTCAATATCACTATCTGCATAACCACTGTCATAACTATTTTTAAGTACATCTTTTAATAAACCTTCGTTAGGTAATGCACCATTGTAAATAACTTCATCTTTCTTAAAGTTAGTTACAAATGTACCTACCTTAGAGTCATCAAATCCTAATCTTCCCTCTGCTATATTATCTGCAGAACCATAAACTAATTTTTCTGCATCTTGAACATCAGTAGTAAATTTAATACTATTCTTGTTTAAAGGATTCTTAGCTATATAATTTACACTTCTGTTACCACCTTGTTCTGTAAATACAGTTGCAGTAAATGTTGTTTCACCTTTGTAAGTTTTCTGTGTTACTTGTGGTTTTATATTTACATTTAAGACTTCATCATATTCTTCTAATGTAGATGCAGCTCTATCTCTTTCTTTTTGTATTACCTCTATAACTTCATCAGATAAATTAACAACGCTATCTTCATCATTGTGTATTTTAAGTAACTCATCTAGCTCTGCTCTTCTACCAAATACAGAAAATGCTTTTACAAATTCATCATAGGCTTGTTTTAAATATGGTATACGAATAAATGAACCTTCACCTTGTGTAGTAGCAAAGAATAAAGAGTTTAAAAGATTTCTAAATGTTTTTTTACCTTCTATAATTTGTCGTTCTGCATCTACTTTTGGATAAGGTATTTCAAAAGGTAATTTATCTACATTCTTGTTATACAATGTAGCAATTCTCCTTGATGCTTTTTCTGCTATATCAGGTGTAGTAGAGGACAAATCTCTAAGATTAATGTTTCCTATCTTTGCATCAGCAATAACATTTAGTAAATCAGAAGAACCTCCTGTGTAATTGTCTATGCTTTGGCTCATGTGTTTTGCAAGTCTTAAAAAGTCTTCTTCTGTTTGAACTACACCAACATCTAGGTTTCTTTGTTTTGGTCCTCTAATTTGAAATCCTTGATTGGCTTCATCTATAATTTTAAGAAAAGCAGGTTCTGTTTGTAATGTCTTTGCCATTTGCTCTATGGTATAACCTTGTCTTTTCATTCCTGCTATTGCAGGTGCAAGGTCATCATCAATGTATTTATATAAGAAATATTCATACGCTTTAACATGTTCATCACTTTGTTTATTAACAAGAGTATGTCCTGTGTTTGTAATAAATCTATTGTTTACAAACTTGACATCTGCTGAGAACAACTGTGCTACTTCTGGTGCACCAAACTCTTGGGAATCAGATAACACACCTAAAGACTTTCTTACTCTTCTTGGTATTAAATCGTTTAAAAATTTTAAACTTTTGGTTGTTGCTTCTATTTCTTTTGTTGTTCTATATGGTCCACTAATCATAGTTGAAGGTTTTCCAAAAGCTCGTGTCAATATACCCTCTGGGTCATTAAGCATAAGTTTTAATGAGTCAACAGGATTTTTAAGCATGTTTCTTACTCCAAACATATTAAACTTAACCATGGCATCAACAATTAGTTTTAATGGATAACTAGCTCTAAACAACAAAAATGCAGGGTATCTAAAGTTTCTCATATAACCAAACACAACATTGTCGTATGTCTGTACACCTTTTTCCATAGCATTAAATAAAATATTAGGGTCATCAAAGTCTGTAAATACATCATCAATAACTTCTCTTAGTGGACTATTTTCTTTCCAAAAATCTACCTTTACACCTTCATCTGCTGCTTTACGCACTATGTCAAAGATTTCTTCATCACCCTCTTTGTTTGTAATTAATCTTCTTGCTCTTCTTTTAGCAGATGTTGCTCTTAGTAACCCTTGTATATCTGGTCCATGTATATCTAAGTTTTTAAGTTGACCATATAGTTCTAATGATTGTTTTGTAAGATGTATCATGTCTTGTTCAGATGCAACAGAACCAAACATTTTATTTGTTATAATATCTACTTCCATTGGGTCATAAAACTCTGGACTTCTTGATGGTGACATAGGTTTAAACTCTGCATCACTAAAACCTTGTTTGTCATTTTTAAGATAATACTTACTCATAAAGTCATCTATCTCATTGTCTGTCAAACCATAAGTACTTTTAAGCTGTAGTCCTAATTCTCCAAATACTAATTTGTTTTGAAATATTTCTTTTGCTTGAAAATATTGACCATTTGATATAGCATCATAAAACTCTGTTGCTAGTTCTTCTATTCTGCTTTCTGGTACTTTACTTGCATATCCATATCTAACAAAATACTCCATAGCTTCTTTTGGATTTTGTAAATCTGCAGGTTTCAACTTAGGTAATTTAACATCTCTAGCTAAGAAAGTATCTCTAAACCCTCCACCTCTTTTATATGCTGCTGTTATACCTTCATCTAACTCTTTGTTAACTAATGCTTCTAAGTTGCTTTCGTATAATACTTTGGATTGTAAATGTTTGTTTTTACCTCTACCCATAAAATTACCACCATAAAACATATCTGTGACATATCCATTTTCTATGCCTTGTTCTAATGTTTGCATTATGTCATCTGCAGTAGTGTCAGCAGATTTAATTCTAAAAGCAAAGTCTGGATGAAAACCTTCGTTCATTAAGTAAGTAGCGACTGGTCTGTTTTCATTTTTTGCTTGTACAATTAAATTTGCAATACCTTCAAATGTTTCTTTATTATCATCAAATATCTGTCTAGCAGTTAAACCATTATCTAACTGTTCTGGAAGTGACCTACCTAGTGATGTAAGAACCTCATCAAAATTAGCAGCAGTTGTTCTTTGTAATAATCCTGCACCAGGAACAATGTAATTTAAAGGGTCAAGAAATATATACTTTGCTGTATTGATTAACCCTGCAAAGAATCCTGCCATACTTCTAGTTTTTTCATAACCTAAATCCTGTATAGCATTGAACTTTGTTTGTTCTGCATTTTCTAATATATCAAAGTATTGTGTACCATTAATTTTTCCTGTATCAAGAGCAACCTGTGCTTCTTGTTCTATTCTGTCATACTCGGTATCTAAATATTCTGTAACATAGTTAGCGTAACCATAGTTAGTAGAAAGGTTACCTGTTAAACCAAAGACAATACCATCACCTAATCCCACAGGTATAGCTTGATTAAAAAATGTTTCGTTTAGTTCTTGTTGTCTATCAAACTCAGGACTTAATGCAACTACATCTGCAATTCCTTTTGCACCTGTATCTGGGTCAATTATGTCATCTAAAGTTTGAAATAACAATCCTGCTTTCTCTCCAAATGATAAATCTCTTCCTTTTTCGTTTTTAAGTGCTGTTATTTTTTCACCAATAATATCTGGGAATAACTCATTAAATATATCTAAATCTGTTTTAGTTATTAAAGGATTGCCTTCTTCATCTGCTAAACCTCTAGCTACTAAAAAATTCTTTGCTGTATCTGATGGTGTGTAGTATGTATCATTGTTCATTATCTTTGCAGTTCTTTGATTGTTGTAATTTTTAAATGCTTTTGCGTGTGCAATTAGACTAGGTATAAAAGGCAACTCATTATCTTTTAAGTTTTCATAACCTGCTATCTGTACAACATCAGACAAGGTTTTACCTTTTTTATTTAATTCTTCTTCTAATGCTGCTTGATACTCAACACTATAATTTCTAACTCTTTTGTCAGCACCTTGTATAAGACCATCTGCAAATATACGAAGTGTTCCAAATAAATAAGAACCAAACTTATCTGCTGCTAGTTTTGCACCTTCTTTTGTAGCTGTACCGAGATTCTCAAAAAAGTTACCTGTTAGTTTTAACATTAACGCAGGTCCTAAAGCATAAGACTGTTTTGTTTTTTCATCTACACCTTGACTTCTGTTGTTTGTATAACTTACAGGTGGGGTTTTAGTTTGTGACCAAACACTAATGTACTCTTGGTCAGACAAACCTAAATCTGCTGCTGTAGCTATAAACTCAGGTTCTTCTGTAGGTGTAAGTGATTCTAGTTCTTCGTATTTTTGTACAAACTTTTGTATTTCTGGTCCTGCATCTGCTTCTGCTTTATTTAATTGTTTATTATAGAGTTCTTCTTCTTTGTAACCCTTATACCAGTTTTGACTCCAATTTGTCCATAATGACATTAATTAAACCTTCTTGAAACAAAATAACCACCATTATCTTTTACTAAATCTACTAATATTTGTACATTAGTTCCTGAAGGTAATGTTGTTTGTGTACCTCTAGTGCTATCTGTCATAATTGATTCTGATTCTCTTTCAGACAATCTAGCTATATCTTGTGATTCAAATCCTCTTACTTGACTAGGAGTAACACCTGTGTCACTTGCTGCCCTTGACCTTTCCAAAGCAATCATATCTTCTTGTAATAATCTTCCACCAAACTCATCATCAGGTATAGCTTTTAAATCTGCATAAGCACCATCTACTTTGGTATCTGTCATTTGTTTAAGTGTTGAAGGTTTTCTACCTCTTGGCATTAGTACTCCCCTGGGTCTTCTATATCTAGTCCTAAAGCAATACTAATCCATACACCAGGTATCGGTGTTGGCATTAGATATTGTCCTATAGGAAAATCTCCTGGTACTTCTATACCTAAAATATCTGTTCGTATTGTGGGGTCATCTTCTACAGATATTTCATCCCAATCTTCTTGATTAATAATGTCATAAAACTCTTTGTTAATATCAGGCAAGTGGACCTCCTTGTGCAGGTACGCCACCTGCTAATCCTGCAAGTACAGTAGCTATATCTGGCTCACCTTGTGGTACTTGTGGTTGTTGTGGTCCTGCACCAATTATCTCTTCTTCTTCTGGTGTAGGCTCTTCACCTTCTGCTGTATAAAACTTATCTAGTATCTCAGACATCTTTTGTGGATTCTTTCTAATCTCTATTGCAGCAATAGTAGCTTTAGGGTTACCTTGTGCTGCTTGTGCCATAAGTGATTCGAACAATACTGTTTCTGCTTTTTCTGCAGATATTCTTTGTTGTATCTTAGTAATGTTGTCTAATCCATCCATGTTCTCTTGTAATGTCTGTGTATCAATAATTCCTTGTTGTTTTAATTGCAACCCTGTAATTATTTTCTGTGGCTCATCAAACCCTGCCATCACTCCATAAACTCTTCTAGTTTCGTAAACTTCTGATATGTCAGTTGATGGTGTATAAGATTCTTTGTAAGATGTTCCTTTGTGCCTACCTGCTATAGGTTTACGCACACTACCAAACATTATTTCATCATATTCTAATCTCTTAGCATCTAGTTCTTGTAATGCTTCTTTTAGTACAGTTTGATATTCTCTAACATGCAGTGATGCAGATTGTCCTAATTCTTCTAAACCTCTACCTGTTACAAAAGAGTTTGGTGATTGTCCATCATCAGCTACAGGATATGCTGCACCAAGTCGCAAGTGTCGTTCAAGCCTATCTACTTGTTGAAATAATTGATAAGGTAGATTGTTGACTGGTTTTGACACTTGCGAACCAGGTGTTAAATAGTTGACAGCAAATCTGCCCTTTCTATATTTTCCTGATTCAATCTCACCAACAATATTTGTTTCTGTAAATACTGCATCTTCCATAGCAATAGTTCCAAGTATGTTAATCTTTGCCATGTTTGACATAAGACCTGTAATGTGTTGAAACTGTGATTGCATTTGGTCAAACGCATATCTTTTAGCTATAACAAAACAAGGTCCAGACTCTAATACATTTGGCATAAAATCTATAATCTTTTTATTTTCAGGTAGGAATACATAAGTTCCTTCCATATCTTTATACTCAACTACAACTTTTCCATGACCTGTAGAGTTTGCCCAACTTGATGCTCTATCTGAACTATCCATAAGTGCAGAGTATGGGTTTTGAAAACCATCATCATTTTCTTCTTTAGCAAATATATATTTTTTAGCCTCTGGATATTGGTCAGCTAATATTCTATGTGGCACTCTACGAATTATTGCTAATTCTTTTGGTTGTTGGTCATTTCCAAATACCCCTGGATAACAAGTAAAAGGGTCTTGTAGTTCAGCATATGGATATGGGTTACCATCCTTATCTCTTTTATGTCCTATAGTCCAAGCTATAAAACCATAACCAGGTAACCATCTTGCTGCTTGTGGCAACTGCATGTGTAATTTTTGAAATTTGTCGTATGAGGTAACTATTCTTTCTAGTTTCTCTGATTTTTTTCTAGCTCTTTCGCTATCTTTTTCATTAATGATATCTATTTTTAAATCAGGACTTCTACCTAATTTTTGTGCAAATCTTTCTAGTGCTGTAAGAAACATGTTAGGTGCAGGTAATTCGTGATACTCTACATTGATTGAATTACCAAGAAGTGCTTTAACTGCAGCTTCACCACCATTCATAATGTCACGAATCCTAGACCTATCAACCATTTGTTCTTGATTGATTACTCTTAGGTAATCTATTTTGTCGTATAATTTTTTACTACTTAAAGGCATTTAACTCCAATTATCTAAATCCATATTACTAGGTTCGTACCCTGAAAAGCTAGGATTATAATCGTACCCTAACTCTGCAAAGCGTTCTTTCTGCATTCTTCTTATGGCTCTCATTGGAAACCAACTAGCCATAACTATGTCAGTTTTTGTACCCACTGTCTTGCTTTTATTTTTAGCAGAACTAAAATACACCAACTGACTTGTATATAAGTTTACCTTCTCTTGTGCCTCAAAGCTAAGATATGGCAAAGAAATATTTTTTTCTTGAAACATAGGTCGCATAGCTGTCACACCATACAGTGGGTCAAACTTGTTCTTAAATGTTTCGTGTCCTTCTAAAAATATACCATGACCTGATGCAAACTCCCTAATACTTTTATCTTGTCGTATTGCTTTCTGAAAACCATTTTCTTCTATAACCCAGTGCGACAAGTTATACTTCATCCACCATTCTTTAATAATGTCTAGTGCTTGTGGAATACCACCACCTAAACTGTTATTCATATCTACCATGTGTAATTTATTTTCTACAGGTTCGTATGCCCATAAGAAAGCTGCTTGATAACCTGTAGATGCAGGGTCTAATCCTGCAATTAATCTTGTACCATGTGGTATGT